TACTGACCCAGATGCATTTGAAATACTATCAGATGTTATCCTAAAAGATGGATTGACTAAACCTAGAATTAGAAGTGAGTTTGTACAATATTTCTATGGCACATTAATAAGAGGTGGAAGAGATATATTAGAAGCAGAAGGTGAAGGTGATTTACAAACAATGAGTGAAAACGCTTGGGAAGCATCAGGTAACTAATGGCTGAATGGGAAAAGGAAATAGCTGAACTTAAAACAGACGTTAGATATATAAGGGAAGATTTAAATATTATGCAAAAACAAATAAGAGATTTGAATGCTACATCCAACATGGGAGTTGGGGGAATAAAAGTATTCTTAGCAATAGGTGGAGTGCTTACTGCTATATGGGCTTTTATGAAAATAACTAACTAGGAGGAAACATGGAAAAACTAAAAACAATGTGGAATGATTTAAGCAAGAAAGGTAAGATTGCCTTAGTTGCTGTTGTAATTATTGCTGTTATAGTTGCTTACAATGCCATTCTATAAATTTAAAAATAAAAAGACAGGCCGTACTTTTGAAAAACTATTGACGTTTGAAGAACATGACAGGTATCTAGAAAATAAAAATTTAGTACAGATACCTGTTCCTTTTAAAGTAGCTAACTTAATAAGTAACAGCGAAAATAAAGTAAGAGAACAAATATGGGATATGGCTAAAGCAGGAAAGAGACAACCAAATTGGAAAGATAACAGAGGATAATATGTTTGGATTACCAGTAGAAATGGTTACAATGTTAGGTTCAAGTTTACTAGGTGGTTTTATGACCATCTGGGGCCAGAGCATAAAAGCAAAACAAGACGAACAAAAATTATTAATAGCTAGAGCAGATGCTCAAATGGCTCATATTGAAAAAGCTCGTACTTATGAGAACAAAGGTTTTCAATGGACTAGAAGAATTATAGCATTAACTGCTATATTTTTTATTATAGTATGGCCTAAAATTGTACCTGTATTTTTTGATACTAGTGTATTTTTAACATGGACAGAATTTTCAAGAGGTTTCTTATTTTTAATAGAACAAAAAGAATTATTAGTAGATAGAGAATATGCAGGTGTTGTAATTACACCAATGGATACTCACTTAATGTCAGCTATAGTTGGATTGTATTTTGGCGGAAGCCTAGTTAAAAAATAATGAAAGTAAGTGATAGCACAAATGTGCAAATGCCACTCAAGACAGTTGTCAGTTTAATTACACTGGTTGCTGTAGGAACGTGGGCTTATTTTGGAGTTATAGAAAGATTAAATAACATTGAAACTCAAGGTAAGTTAATGTTATCTGATGTTGAAAAAAATACAGAGTTTAGAATTAAATGGCCTCGTGGTGAAATGGGTTCTCTACCTGCTGATGCTCAACAAGATATGCTTATAGAATTTATGTCGTCACAGTTAGAAGCAATGCAATCAGAAATGGAATCTATGATGTCTAATACTGTAAATATAAAAAGAGCACAGCAAGACATAGAAAAAATGATTGCTGATATAGAAAAATTAGAAGATAAAGTGAGAGCAAATGGAAGTTATTAGCGTAATACTTATGTTTGTTTTTGGAAATATGAATGACCAAAAAACACAAATGACACAATATATTCCTATGGAATCTCTATCCTCTTGTATGAAAGAAGTAAGATTACTTAAAAAGAAAAATACAGGATATGATAAAAATGCTTTTTGTAGTCCGGGTATAGTAGAAATTAAAGATGGCGAAGTAATTGCATTGTATAATGAAATACCAGAAGGTGCGACAATGGTTAAAAAAAATATAAGTAAAGAAGCCTTTGAAAGATGGACACTTAAAGCTAAAGAAAAATGGAATAAAGATTAATGAAGAATACTTTATTACTAGCATTTGTATTAAGTTTTATAGTAGTAATTAGTTTGCCAGTATGGGGAGATTCAACAAATGATGCAAATTCACAAACAAATTCTTCGGGTAGTAATACCCAAATCACAGGTGGATACACCTCAACAACAACGAACAATAACGATGGACAAACAAACACAACAACGAATACCACTACATCTACTACAAATGGGTCAGATGTACCCGTCAATTCTGCTAACGCCCCATCATATTCGGCAATGTCTCAAGATGTTTGTAGTATGGGTATTAGCGGCTCTGTGTCTACCTTGGGCTTTGGTGCTTCTATGGGTAAACATTACAGGGATTTAAATTGCGAACGTATAAAATTATCTAAGGTACTATTTGATTATGGCATGAAAATTGCGGCTGTTTCTATACTATGCCAAGACCCTCGTGTTCATGCGGCAATGCAATCTGCAGGAACTCCTTGTCCTTGGAATGGTAAGATAGGCCCAGATGCTCAAGCTATGTGGGATAAATACCCAGAACTTAGACCAGATTATGAAGATTATTTAATAAAAGCAGAGGCTATAGCTAGAATAGATGAAGAAATTGCGGCTGAAAAAGCTAGATTAGAAGCTATAAGAATAGAAAAAGAGAAACAGGCATTAGCAAAAAAACTAGAAGAGGAAAAGAAAAAGTTAGCTACACTAAAAGAGCAAGAAGAAGTTGATAACATTATAATTGAATCTGAAATACAAGAACAAAAGATAATTAATGTACACCAATGATAAAAAGTGCAACATTATGGATGGTTAGGATATATATTATATGGTCAGTTTGTTTAGACATAAGTATAATTGGAGGTCTTTTTTATTACTTCTTTGTGCGTTAACAATATCTTTTAAATCTTTTGGAGAAACAGTAACTACAGGAAATTTATTACCTAATGCAGGTGATGGTGTAGATTGGAACTCTAACAGCACAGACCAAATTAATTCTGCTAATTCTTCTGGCTACGTCACTAATGGTTCTACTGTTAATGGTTTTGATATTACTTGTACTAATCAATCAAATTGTGGATACAAATATAGTGTAGGTGGTGATTTTGAAGTAACAGGGACAGCAACAGTTACTGCAGATAACATAAATTTAACTAATAATTCTATTACTCAGCCAATGCTAGACAATGGAGTTACATTAAATAGTTATGTTGATGTAGCAAACTGTGAAAGCACAGAAGGTAACTGTGAATCCAAAGGTGGTAATAATGATTCTCACACTACAACTATTGTATTAAAAGATTCTAGTGGTAATGTTTTATCTACTACCACACAAACTAGAACAGATGTTACAGGGTTTCAAGGTAATTGTAATGGCTATCCCGGCACAACAACTACAGGTGTAACTGCAGGATGTGGTCAATACAATGATAGAATAATATATTTAGGTCTTGGTGCTAATGAAGTAGATTGGTCATGGGAAGGTACAGATAGTAACTACACTAATCAATCCAGACAAGGGCCAAATTTATTAGGTGCATCGTTAAACATGACCTATAATAACATTGAATATAATCCTATTGATGAAGATACTCAAGAGGCTATAGATGATATTGACGAAGAAATTGTAGATATAATAGATGATATACCCGAAGATTTTGATTGGTATGAAGATGATTTACCTATCTTTATAGACGAAGAGATAGTATTTGATGACGAGTTTACTTTTGATGACTCATTCTATTTTGAAAACATAGAAATAACAGAAATAGAAGACCTGCCCCCTATAATGGAAGAGTTTGAAATGGAAGGTTTTGAAGAAATGCCAGACATGGAAATGGTATTTTTTGAAAATGATTTCACAATGGAACCACCCCCTACAATGATAGAGGAGGTGTTTACAGAAGAATTTGAGGAGGATTTTACTGAATTTTTAGAAGAGACTGGCATGGAAGAAGAGTTCATGGAGTTTCTTGAAGATGAAGGCATAACAGCCGAAGAGTTTTTTGAAGAGATAACCGAGGAGGAGTTTAATGATGAACCTACTGCGGAATCTTTTGAGGAGTTTGAAGAAGAGTTTGAAGAAGTCGAGACAGTTGAAGAAAGCACACCAGAGATTATTGAAAATGAAGAAGAAACAGTGGGGCTTGAATCAGAGTCTGAAACAATAGAAGAAGAAAAAGAAGTAGCAAGTAATGAACCAGATGACAAACCAGAACCACAAGATGATACAAAGGAGGAGGAATCCGATAGCGAAACAACTGAAGAATCCGATGTACCGACAGAAGAAAGTGGAGAGCAAGAAACTGTACAATCGGAAGGTGGAGAAGTGGACACCAAAGACGGGGCTATTACAGATGTTGCAAAAATAGAAAGTAAATTAAAGAAAAATTTAAAAGTAATAGCTAAACAAATAGCTAAAGTTACAAAAGAAACAACACAAAACTTATCAAAAGAGGACTTATTTTTTAAAAGTAATAGCCTCGACTCGTATAGTAATATAATATTTTATTCTGCAAAAGATATATATAATAATACGAGTATGGGGCTGTACTTACAAGTAGATTTATCTTCCTATTCGGGAGAAATATATGTAGGAACTAATTTGAGTTCTTATAGCGACAATGACCCTGTGGAAATACACAGAGTTAAATTATTAGAAATAAATAAAACTAAAAATAAATTAAAAGCTGAATTGGAGGCACTTAAACAATGAAAATAATGGATAAACTTAGCACATATGCGGCACTAATTGGAACTGTAACAGCTATTGGTGGAGGTTTTTATGCGTGGGGCGAGTTCAATACTAGACTTTCTGCATTAGAAAGTACGCCTCCTGTAAATTTACAGCCATTACATAGTAAAGATAAAGAATTAAATGAAAAAGTAGATAATGCTTTACTATATGCTAATGAATATAAAGTAGATTTAATAGATAGAATTGCAAAAGTAGAAGAACAAATTAAACCTACAGATTTAACTATAGTGTTTAAAGAAATAGGTAAAGTTAGAGAGCAAATTGCTATGCTACCAGAACCTGCTAATCTACAACCTTTACTTGATTCTTTACAAGCATTAGAAGAATATGGTTGGGAATTAGAAGAAGACATTGAAGAACTTGCTAAACAAGTTGCAATTGTATCTAAAGAAAATGAATTACAGGATATACAATTAGAAGAAATTAAATTACAAGGTAAAAATCCTTTAGGCGGTTAAGTAATTTCTTCTTCTAAAATTGTATCTTCCTTTTTACCAAAAACAGGTACATAATTTTCCCTTAACCCTGTTCTTAGTTCCCTTAATTGTTCCTTTTCTTCCTGTGTAGTTTTTGATTTTCGGTCACCAAACAGCACAGGATTTATAGGTGCTTCATGTTTTGGTTCCTCAACCTTAACTTCTTTTTCCTCATCCCTATTTCTATGACCATTAGTTAACAGCGAATAAAAATCGGTGTTAGTTAATTGTACATGAGATTTATCATCATATACAACAACCCAAGTTCTAATATTATTTCCCTGCGTAGTTTTTAAATCCCATTTCTTAAATGTATGTACTGTTTTTGTAGGTACAGTTCCTGTAGTTAATAACTCCATCATTTTCATTCTTGTTAATGATGTGGTATCCCCATCGTCAAAAATTAAATCCCAAATTTTATCTTCATGTGCATGGGTGTCTGGATTTGTACCTCCAGAATCATTTTGCACAATATCTATAATAGTTTTCGTCATCCTAAATATCCTCTAACATCATTTATATCTTGTTTAAATAATCTATCTATATATTTTATCACGCCTTCATACCTTATTGTATCTACGTAATTATCGTTCCACTTATCCATGTGTTTACGAAATTCTTCGGGTGGGCAAGTCCATTTTTCAGAAAAAAAATTACCCCTAGAATCAATGCCAAAATATAATAATTGTAGTACTGCTTCATTATTGTTTGGTATTTTTTTGTCCACCATTTTTACTTTCTATTTCTGGCAGTTTACTTAACATTGCTATTATGTGAAACACTTCGGAATAAGGTCTAGTTCCTAAGTATTTTACTATTGTATTTAATTCTTCAACAGATATTTGTTTCATTTTTCCTCCTTGAATTTTATTTCACCTGCTATTGCCCCATATGCGGCCATATCTATGTAAGTATCTTTACTTACAGCACCCAACTTTGTCCTAGCCATTTTTAATAAAGCCATCATAATAGCCACATCATGTGCATTTATTTTTGTATCTAAATAAGCCGACCAAAGTTTTGCTATATTTTTATGGTTTTCTGTTTTGTCACCATAATCTGTATGTCTAGCCCCATCCACAAGACTTTGTGATTTTTTGAGAATCTCAGACGTATTCATTTTTCCTCCAATTTTTTTTTATTTTTAAACTTATATAGACTAGTAGGTTTAAACTTACGACCTATTACAAAAACAATACTATTGATAACAGTATTAATAGTAACCATGCTTAAAATCCACCATCTCCAAAATTCTTCCACTAAACAGCAACATTTTCTTTTTCAAATAACTCATTTAAAGGTATAAGAACACATCTAGACGCATTT